TAATATTGCTCGATTATTTTAGGTTTTAACTGATATAACAGTCGGTTATAATCATCACTAAATTTATCACTTGTTGGAAGTTGCTGTATATTTTCATTATATTCTAACACATATGTACCGTTTTTCCCACAAGTTCTAAAGCTCTTAGCTTTATGATCAACTAGCAGATACAAATCTTCCGGTGATGGTGGTGTGCTCAATGGATGATTATGTGTAACATCCTTTCCCCTCATCAATTTTAACTGATGCTTAGTAAATTTTATAGTGTCTTCGCTGCCTAATTGACAACTGATTGCTTTTCCATCATCAAATATAACGGCTGTTTCATAATCATTCTGACTTAATTCCTGTTCAACTGTTTCAAGATCCTTTCCTTCAAAATCATAATATTTCGGATCTTTTCTGTTATTATTTGTAATCAGCCCAAGCCTATCCCTTGCTTCTGTGTCACCTTCCACAAACGATTTTTTCCACTCCCCATACGTCGTATCTGCTGGCACATAGTAGGTCTCGCCATCCTCGCCCCTGGCGGCACGCTCTCCCACACTGTCAAATTCATCATCGAAGTAAGGGCATGTGCAGCCGCGGCAATTTGGATGAAACGGCGGCGCCGTCACACCAACCTCAAACTCACTCATCGGGAAGTGCTTCCCATCCATCCCGCCGCACGTCTCGCATGTATGACTGTCCAGTGTCTCAACAACCTCGAACTGCTCAACATCCAGTTCTTCCATGCAATCCTGTCTTGCTTTATTCGCAAATGCCGCGGATTCCGTCATGACCACTCTGCCCGCCTGCGCTTTGGATACTCCCATCTGCTTGGAAATCTCTTCTATGGCACGATCCGGTGCTTCTCCGGTAATGCACATGCGGGACAGGCTGTTGTGCATATTGTTAATCAGCTTTGTCTTATTCTCCCACAGGCGGTCTGAAAAATTCTTCCCATCCACCGCCCACGGCTTACTCACGATCTTTTCCACTGTTTCCGGATCTAACCGGTTCATGGCTGTGCCAACGCCGATGCCTTTTTGCACCTCAAATGCCGTGTGATAAAAATCGGATGTGTATGTATCCCGGATGTGGTGATCGATTGCATCAGTACAGTTTCCATACAGCTTTTCCACTTCCTGCTGTGTTTCAATCTTCAAGGCTTCCAGTCTGCTGATATGTACCCGCGCAGATGCATTTTCAAGCTGTTTCGCCCATGCGCCGCTGATCTCGTTTTCCTCGGCATATTTGGTATACTCTTCAACATTCCACCGGAACTCTTTCAGTTCCCCCGCATCGAGCATTTTCCGCGCTTCTTGCATGGATACGCCGTTGTTATCGGCAAGGCGCTGATACCAGGCATTGATTTTTCCGTCAATCGCCGCAAGGGATCTGTCGAACTGCTCCTGGATTTCCTGCGCTTTCTGAACGGAGGTATCATGCTGCGCATTTTCCATCTGCCGGAAGCGTTCCTGCCAGTATTTACTTGACCGTTCATCCATGCAATCACCTCATTTCATTATTCTGTATCATCCGGATTATCGTCCTCTGGTGAATTATCCTTTTTCGTCATTCCAAAAGCTCCAGTGTAAGTATCCGCTTTCTCCTGCGCTTCTTTTTCTTCCTTTTCAATCTGCTTGATTTCCTCGTCTGCATCTTCAACGAGCGGATGGTTTTTCAAAATCGTCTTTTTGCTGACAACACCAACCGAATCCTTGCAGATCTGCGCCTGCTCCGTATCATTTTTAATGCAGGTACGGGTCCATGTCTGGATGATCGTACCACACTGGATTCCAAGAGCCTTGCAGATCGCCCGGATAAGCCGCGCAAATCCAAGTTTGAACTCCGTTTCCATCAGTCCTGTTTTCATCTCCAATAAGCTGTACATAAATTTCAGTGCTTCACCCGACTGATTCCCGAAGTTCTCCGGCTGCGGATCAAATCCCTGCCCCTGTTCAAAGATTGCCTTTCTGGTGGCTTCTAACACACTGTTTCTGGCTTCAATCGGAATTTCAATGTTAAGCGTTGACACTGATCCATCTTCGTCACTTTCAATTTTTATCGCCTTATACTTTTTTAAATCTGATAGAAACTCATTTAGGTCCTGTCCACCATATCCAGACAGTACAAAAATTAACTCCTGTATATCGTCCAGATCATTAATAAAACCGCTGTAGACCTTGTCATATACGTCTATCAGCGGTTTAATGTTTCGCAGATCGTCTGTATGTATATTGTTGTTGTAAAATGGGATAAATGGTACTTCCCCGAAATCATGCCGGTAATCAGCTACCATATCACCGCTTTCCGGATCCATGAACATATCATAGTAAGTAAGCAGTTTCAGTTCGTCCCCGGTTCTCCGCCGGAATGCCTGGCACTCCGCATCTGTCCAGTATTCATACACGGTATAATTGTCACCTGTCGTATCATCAATATCCGGATACACCCGCATGACTCCGATCAGCCTGCGTTTCAGGCTCCGGTCAAACACCGGGATAATCTGCTCACTTGGAACAACCGCCCACTCAAAGCCGCTATCGCCCTGCCAGTAATGCACCCAACCAATGGAAGTATTTGCAGCATTTACGCACAATTCCATGCAGTTCTTGGCATATTCATCCCCCAAGGCTTCTGTGATGCGCTTATTGTTTGCCGTACTGCCTACATCGAACAGCGGCGGCGCAGTAAAAGCATAAGCGGCTTTCTGATTCACGATCAGTCCGTGAAAGTTCCGGGGGATCCGGTTGTCCGCATTGCGCAGTGGATTGTCAGGTTCTTCTTTTTTCTCGTCTTTCGGCTTATCCCGAAACAGGATGTCTGTCTCGTTACGGTAATACCGCTCTGCTATATCTGCCCGCGTCACAAACGCTGCATGACCAGGTTCATATTTTTTTATCAGTTGTCTCATTGTTTCAATGTCCATTGCTTACCTCATTTCAAAATACCGATACTTCCAGGCTTGCGAATAATCGTATAACAGAAGTACCGAAGCGCATCCATTGCATGATCGTGTTGTTTTACCGGTTTATCCTCTCCGTGCTCCGATGCTTTCTGATCCCATATGTACGATCCAAATTCTTTGATTGTATTCGGGCACTGGTCACTGATCGCAATTTTTCCCTGATTCAGCAGGGATGCCACAAAACGGATACCATCCAGTACATCATTTTTCGCTTTCTTGATCGCATAACCGCGCTTTTTCAATTCTGCTATAAACGATGCTGCAGACGGATCAATGATGATCTTTACCGGCTTTATCCCGGCAAGCCATTGTTCCAGATCATCCGCATACTCGCTATCCGTTTTCTGCCTTTCTTCATCTCGACCGGAATAATAATACTCACGGCAGCATACCCACCGCCCGGAGCGTTCTTTGCACCACAGCAGAAATACTGTTGCATTTTGCGTACCATAGTCACAGGACACATAATAATTTGCATTGGTCAGATCAGCCAGACTGGAAAGCACATGCTTGGCAGTGTCGAACATATCGTAAATAATGCCCTCTGCCATCGCCCACAGTCCCAGAATATACCGGCGGTAGAACACACCGGTGTACATGCTACGGTATCGTTCCTTGATTTTCTCCGACAGACTCAAGTTATCATCCATCGTGAAATGCAGATACAACAGATGCTTTTCTTCTCTCTTATCAATCCATTCTATCTTAAACCAGTGATATGGTCCATCCGGATTGCAGTTGAACCAGTACTTAGAACCATCAACAGAACATCGTCCGGTTGCCTGGTTCACAAAGCTTTCCGGCATCAGCGCAACTTCATCAAAAAAGACCCCAGCCAAGGTAATACCCTGAATGAGATCCTGTGACCGTTCATCTTTACCGCCAAATATATAGAAATAATTGGTCACATCTCCCTTTGTGATAATAACCAAATTATCAGCCCGATGATCTGCAACGGTATAACCGCGGCTATGGAGCATCATCTTTAATCCAGACAGTACATTTCTCCGAAAAGAACCGATTGTTTTACCACACATGGCAAAATTCTCGCCATTAAATGAGCTCATCGCCCACATAATAAACGAAAGTGACATGCTTACGGTTTTCCCTGATCGGATTGCTCCGTCAGCAATTATGCCGTCGCTGTCTTTTACCGGTGAATCCTTACACCACCAGTTCAGCACCATGCGCTGTTTCTTGGAAAACGGCTTGAATTTGAAAATTCTCTTAATTTTCTTCATCGCCCCAGTCCTCCGCAGCTGTGCCGTTCAGAGCATCAAGGAACCCATCGTCTGCAATCTCCTCGCCATCGTCTGTCTGTACCTTGGCTTTCAGTAATGCAATCTCTGCTTTCTGCTTCTCGGTGGCAAGATCCATGTGATCCGTAAGCCACTGCAAGGCTTTCATCCGATCGGCAAGTTTTATCTTTATGCCGCTCTGCGTATTGCTCACTTCGCTTACAATAGTTCCATCGATCCCATCTTTCGCTGTAGCAAAACCAGCACTGATATCAACGAAATCGTTTATGTCAGCAAAAGCAATGTCCATATACTTCTGGAAGATGTCGGATTCACTCAGGAACTCCCGGTTAAGCCGCTCCTGTTTCAGTCGTAGAATTTCTTCTTTTACCCGAGTATTTCCGAGTAATGCAGGACCATTTGTGACCGCAGTTGTGTATCCGCATCCGTACGCTTTCTGGTATGCCTTGGTAGCATTGAAACACCGAATGTAATGTATACAAAAAAGCTGTTGCTTATCGGTCAAGTCGGTATTCTGTATTACCTGCTTAACTTCATCAGCTACAGCCTTTTCTTCACTTTGTTTTTTGGGGGCGTTTTTCTTTGAAACGTTTCGTTTCGTTTCATTTTTGTTTTGAAACGTTTCATTTCCATTGGCATCCCACTTATAACGATTCTTCCATGTTCTAATCGTGGCAGCGGAGCAATCTAGTTGACTTGCAATCTCAACCAGCTTCATCCCGCCCTTATACAGCTTACGGGCTTCCTCTGCTTTTTCGTTTGGGCTCCTTGCCAATGCTATCACCTTCCTGTTTCTTTTTCTTCCGGTATTCCCGCATAACGTGAGCGATAGCCTGGTCTGCTGTCGGATCACTGTACTTTTCTTTGTTCATCCACGCCCTCACTTCCTTTGGGGAGGTTGCGGCTCCCCTAAGTTTCATGGAGCCGCGCTGTTGTAGCAAAACAAAAAAGCGCAGGGGATTTTTCCCTTACGCTTTTTCACATCCTAACTATACCACAACCGGAGTGTGTCATTCTATGTCATCTTGAAATTTTTAAGTGCTTTACCGTGAATCCGGTGGATCTGCTTCCAACTATATTCCATTTTTACACAGATCTGCTCCCAAGTGTACCCGCGCAGATAACGGTATGTAAGCACTGCTTTTTCTGTTTCATCCTCCATCTTCTCAACATCCGCAAATATCTGCATATACAATTTGATTCTGCCATACCGGGCATCGATCAGCTTATGTTCGAGTTCGTCCATCTTTGCCATGTAGTCCGACAAATCTTTCTGATCGTGCGCATGCGGCATATCATCCATAATTAGAGACGGCAACATCTTGTCCAACCGGAGTCGCTCTATTTCTTCCTCTATCCGCTTTGCCGCTTTCACTGCCGACATATATAAATGCAAATACTCCTTCTTTGTGTCCATTTCATTCTTAGGCTCTTTCTCCATATTTATACCTCCCTATGAGAAAAGCCTAAACTAAAACTGTCAAATACTCAATGGCACAAAGTGAACTAAATTCACATATGAATTCTCTGCCTCCGCACTTCTTTAATCCATATTAATTGTTGGTAAAATGTGTATTAGTATCTTTTTCGCTTATAAGTTCATCAATAATTTTTTGATAATCATTGTACATTTCTTTCTTTAAATTTTCATCCTGAATTGGCAGGTATATTGCTCTTATAATTACTAACATTGCTACTGTCACTATAACACCAACTACGAATAACGGCATTATCGCTAAAACAATTCTCTTTAATGTTCCTAAAAATTCTATTTTATCCGACATGTCCGCAAATGCGTTAGATAGCTCTGGCAAACTCGTGTCATCTAATATGAATGCAAATGAACTAGATAGTAAAGATGCAAAAACAATACTTTTCATTTCTCTAGAACTATTATTATCAAATGTCCCCAATTTTAAATACCTGGAAAACTCTTGAAGCTGACATTTGTTATATTTTCTATACTTTTCCCTTATTTTTTCTGCCCAATCAACATAGCTATACGATAAAGCATCATCTTTATTGCATAGTCTCCATTCACATATCTTCAGCTTAACACAGCATACATATTTATATTTAATAAATTCCTTTTTCGAATCAAAATCGTACTTTTCTTTTCCAATTTTGTTCATGCAATTTGCCCTGCTTGTTCTAAGCACCTTAATTTTATCTTTTTCTTTCTTTATCTCTTCCATAATTCCACCTGTTTATACATACCTAATTTATTTTTATCAGTATATCTCTATATTTTTCACAATTCAATTCTTAATGTTCAATATTTTTCGACAACTTCCCCTCTAAGTCGGCACAGTTTTTTATTGCGATCGCCCCGCCGCCGTCTCCCCGGTAGCGGGGCATCTCTTTACTCCTTGGCAATCGCATCTAAGCAGGCGTTCCAGCCTTTGTTTTCGATTAAGGGAACTTCCCATGTTCCTTTTGTAGAACCTTTGCATTCACACAGTTCAAACTCTTCTTTCTTCTCCGGCAGTTCCCGAAGCGGACACCAATCCGGTCTCCATGATTTTTCACGTTTCGGATTATATTCTTCCTGTCCATTCGTTGGTCTCGCAAGACATAATGCAAGTCCATCCTTTTGCGGAAATTTAAGTAATAACAGGCATTTATCGCACCGCTCCGGCATATCCATAACTAATACTGCTTTAGGCATTTTCATTCCCCCTTAATTCACCAAGGCTTTCCTGTAATTCCTTGTAATAATTGATTTGGTCTGTGCAGCGATTATCTAATACATCAATCATTTCTTCTTTCGCATCTTCCAAAGATTCTGCCTGCAAAAAATCCATGCGCCCACCAATGACAGACTGCCATCCAATTTCTTCACCACAGTAAACAATGCTCCCTATGGCTATACTGCCGTAATAGGCAACTACATCGATTTGTTTCTTCCAGTCTTCCTGCTCTGGTTCAACTTCTTTCCATTCAAGTTCAGTCATACTTCACACTCCTCCGGCTTCTCAATTTTCACAAATTCGATAACCCAAACCCACGGTGATGCATCCCATCCGTAGCGGTCAAGGTCGGATTTCTTGATGGTGCTGTTCCATATCTGCATAAATTCGACCTGTGGCGGTTCAATCCATCCAGTATTCATACAGTCGGTGCATCCGAATGCTCCTGCATTTGTATGGTGGCACTTTTCTCCTTCTGCTCCTTCTCTGATCGCTCCCTCTACAGTAATGCTCTGCAACCGCTCAATTCTCACGTCCGTAACGCGGAGCCAGATCCGCGCCGCTTCTTTCGGCATGTGGATGGACGGGTGCCACTTCGCGTCTCCACTTATTTCATCTGTTGCCCGATACATGTAGCAACCACAAGTTTTATCCAAAACACTTTTCTGTGGTTCCTTTGGGCAATTTCCTCTTTCGTCTCCCTCGCAATTCCAACACTCAAAACGCTCCCATGTTTCGCGGACATAAAGAATATCGCCCGGCTGATATGGTGGCTTCGCATACTGAATAGAACCGCCGTATTCATCAATGCCAAATCCAAAGCATCCTACCTCTTTCTTTTCTGTACTGTCGGTAACAAAACCGAGCGGGTATGTATGCTTTTCATCTGGTTGGGGTTTTACCAGCCGTCTTGTGCAACTCTTTCTCCCGTCCAGAATTGCCCGAACCATTTCCGTGTTAAATAATATAGGCTTAATTGCCATCTACACCACCATCCTTTACAATTTCAATCGCATTTTTACTTGAAATTAAGTCATGATTCATCATTGTTCCATCGCCTATATTTATGTCTGCGTTAAAAGTCCATTCTTTTAACTGTTTTACAACTTCGTCTACATCATAAGCGATCGGGATTTGTCGTATTTCCTTACATAAGTTATGTATCAGCAAATCAAAATTCTCTTTGTCATCATCAAAATGATGATTTACAAGCAATGATATTACATCATCTACGTCAATTAATTTCATTTACACCGCCGCCTCTCACGATCTCGATTGCATGCACATAACTTCTTGCTTTCTCTTTTCCAATATCTCTGTCATAGGCATTCTCCCAAAACTTTCGCTCATTTTCCAACTGCTCCACAACCGCATCCACATCATAGGCGGTCGGTTGTTTATCAATATCTCTTTTGTCCAGAACATAAACTGGATTTCCATCTGCATCTTCACATTTATCCCACTTAATCGCATCCGTATCAATCAATCTTCCCATCGTTCGCCCTCCTGTTCCATGCTTTAATTGCTTCTTTCTTTTTCATACCTCTGCACGGAAATATTGCTCCCGGACAG